AAACGGTGAATCATTTATAGTGTTGAAGAATGAACTTACCAAATTTTACAACCTAAAAGAATTGACCAATGTAAAATCTAACTTAACTAGTATTGGTAGGAAATATGTAGATCTTGTTTCTTCAAACGTGAGTAAAATCAAAAACAAGATTACAAACAAAATTAAAGGATTGATAACCTAATGTCATTGCACGATTATCTAAAAGGAGACGCCTCCACCGCGAAAGCACCTGGATCAGACAAGTCATGGTCTGGAACAAACCCCGGACCTTATCTTGGTGTAGTCAAAGGCAACAAAGACCCTGCAAGGATGGGTAGGTTGAAAGTACACATTCCAAGCCTGGCAAAGACTTCTGACCCAGCAGAGAACCAACTTATAACTTGTGAATACCTAGCACCGTTCTACGGAGCAAAGGGCGACAGGTACGCCAGGGGAGCGGGCATAGACTTTGCAGACTCACAGCACTCTTATGGTATGTGGATGGTCCCACCCGACCTAGAGACAAAGGTCCTTGTTATATTTGCGGAAGGCAAGATGGAGCAGGCCTATTGGATAGGATGTGTGCAGGAACCTTACACCAATCACATGACTCCAGGAATAGCGTCAAGCACAAACACCAACGATCTCGGAGATGCTGGGTTCGAAGGTGCAGACGCAGGAGAAGTGGAAAGCAAGAAAACAAAATATGGTTCAGAAAATGTGCCATCAGGAGAACTAAACAGGAACAGGCAAGGTGCGTTGCTGAACGGCAACTACGAATCAATACCCAAACCAATACACCCGTTCGCAGAAACTTTACTGAAACAGGGACTAAGTGCTGACGACATCAGGGGAAACACCTCCAGTTCTGCACGTAGGGAAACACCCAGCCAGGTATTTGGCATAAGCACGCCAGGCAGGAAAGACGAAAAAACAACAAAAGTAAGTGTAGGTACAAAAGATTCAGAAGCAAAAGATTTCGTAACTAGGAAGACAGGACACACTTTCGTGATGGACGATGGAGATGCTGATGGCAATAACCAACTGACAAGATTGAGGACAGCATCAGGACACCAACTGCTTATGCATGACACGGAAGGTGTGGTGTACCTGGCCAACGGATCAGGAAAGGCTTTCATAGAGATGGACACGGACGGCACGATCAGTGTTTACTCCGAAGGTGGCATCAACATGAGATCGGGTTTGGATTTTAACCTGCACTCCGACACCAACATCAACTTCCATGCAAAAGGAACAATAAATTTCACTTCAGAGAATCACGTGTCCTTAAATGCAGAAGGATATCTTTTTGCTATAGGGGAGAAAGGAGTTTTAAGCAGTGCCCAGAAAGGTGCAGTCAGACATTACGGAAGAGACGGCATAAGTTCTTACACAGACGGCTCACAGTTGCACGGCGCCGGAGGCAGGATAGATCTAGCAGGATCACAGGTGCATCTTAACTCGGTGTTCGCAAGTGAGGTTTGGGGACCTAAATGGCTGAACGCAGATGCAGTCGGAATAAAAGTGACAGAAGGTTTGATAGACATAGATATAAATGATCCATTGTTGAGAGGTCAACCAAACAAAGTTGACAACAGGACCACTGTAACAGATTTCGTCACACACGAACCCTATGACAGGCAAAGCAGTACGCAGAGGAAAAAAGCATTCATTAATGAAGCAATGGCAGAAATCAAAAAAGAGAATCCAAAACTGTCAGCAACTGAATTGAAGGCGATCAAAGCAGAATTAAGTAACCAAAAATCCGTAAAAGCAGTGGCGGACAAACTGGGCAAAATTGTCAAGCTCAGCGATGATATCAAAGTTGAAGTAGATAAAATGAATAACCTTATAAGCAAGGCAAACAGCATCCAGAAGTTAATAGACAATCCTAAAGCGTCAGCGATAAATTTTGTGTCTGGATTATTGCAAAGTTATGAGAAACGTGCAATAGTCAAGAATACTATAAGAAAGATAAAACGTTTCTTCACAGGACCACAGGGTAGGGATCCTGACGATATAGCGTAGAGTAAATACAGTATATGGCATACGGAGATTCAGGATCAGGCAACGGACTATCAAACAAGTCAGTGACTTTCAAGGGTTTCAGTTCACGTGCGGACAAAAGGAACTTCAAGTTGTATGATTTCGAGGTGGCGAAGCAGGATCTCATAAACAGGCTTTCTGTACGTAAGGGCGAGAGGGTAGAGAACCCAGAGTTTGGCACTATCATATATGATGCCATATTCGAGCCATTCACTGAAGCACTAAAGGAAGCCATTGTAGAGGATATCACAGCAAATCTCAACGCAGATCCACGGATAGCAACAGAAGAAATTTTAGTCTCAGAAGCGGACAAGGGCATAGCAATCCAGGCTACAATAAAATACGTGCCATTGAATATCACGGAGAAACTGCGATTCAACTTCGATGAGAATTCATTGTTACGCCTATCTTAATATACGCACTTAATTTAATACATAAATATCCGTACAAACAGTATGGCCACTACAGATAGACAAAACAGATTATTAGTTGCGGAAGATTGGAGAAAGATCTACCAGGCTTTCCAACAGGCGGATTTCAAATCATATGACTTTGAGACACTGCGAAGGACCATGGTGGCTTACCTGCAGGAGAACTACCCAGATGATTTCAACGACTTCGTTGAGAGTTCTGAGTACGTGGCTCTAATAGATCTAATAGCATACATATCTCAGGCACTTTCATTCAGGGTCGACTTGAACGCAAGGGAAAATTTCCTTGAGACTGCGGAGAGAAGAAATTCTATACTAAGATTGGCAAGGCTGATCAACTACAACGCCAAGAGAAATCAACCAGCAAGGGGAATGTTGAAGATAGATTCTATTTCTACAACACAGGACGTACAGGACAGCACAGGAACAAACCTAGCAAACAGTAATATCATATGGAATGACTCGGCTAATTCAAACTACAGGGAACAGTTCATTGCCATATTGAATGCGGCGAACCAAACGGGACAACTGTTTGGAAAACCAAGGGAGTCAGGAACCATAGGTGGGATCAGCACAGAAGTCTACACCCTTAGTTCCAACCAGTTGGATCTACCAATATTCAAATTTCAGAAATCAGTTGGAGGTACAGTCAGAAGTTTTGAAATCGTGCCAAGCTCTATAACAGATTCAGATAGTATTTTTGAATCTTCCCCTGTGCCAGGAACGGGACTGACATACACTTACAGGACAGATGGTTCCGGAGACAGTTCCAACAACACAGGATTCTTCTTCCTGTTCAAACAGGGCACACTAGAACAATTAGATTTCAGTGTTGAGGCATCAGTTACCAATTACGTCAAATCGTTAGACACATCCAACATTAACGACACGGACGTGTGGTTGTACAAGTTGGACCAGTTTGGACAGTTGTCTGAGGCATGGACAAAAGTTCCTTCACTTTCAGGCAACAACGCGATTTACAATTCATTATCAAAGGCAGAGAGAAACACCTACAACGTAGTGACAAAAAACAACGACGCGATCGACCTAGTGTTTGGAGATGGCAACTTCTCAAACATACCTCTGGGCAATTTCAGAACATACTACAGGGTCAGTGACAATGCCAAGTATGCGATACAGTCGTCGGACATGCAGAACGTACAATTGACAGTGCCATACACGGACGCCAATGGTGCACAGCAGTCTTTGAATATGAGTGTAAGTTTGAAGGCAAGTGTTTACAATTCAGCGGCCACGGAGTCCAATGATTCTATAAAAGAGAAAGCCGCACAGGTATATTATTCACAGAACAGGATGATCACAGCAGAGGACTATCAAGTGGTGCCTTTGAGTGCTTCCCAGGAGATCGTGAAAGTTAGATCTGTGAACAGGTCTGCGTCTGGCATAAGCAGAGCAAAAGAAATACTTGACCCAACGGGTGCATACTCGAATGTGAATGTGTTCGCAGAGGATGGCATACTGTATAGGGAAGAATCCTTACAACAGTTCACGTTCTCGTTTAACAACAATAGCGATATACAATCAACGATAGACACGTCTGTTGAAGCAAAATTAAAAGAAGCATACGCTAGACAGTTTTATTATCTAAAGTACGGTACAAAAGATGCGAGCACACTTTCTGCAACATGGAACTCTACAACGACATCAACCAACACTAACACAGGATACTTCACGGCAGGTGGACCATTAGTGATAGGTGATTCAGCCACTTCAAACATGAAGTTTGCTAAACCAGGTGCGTTGGTCAAGTTCACATCACCAGACACGAGAAAATTTTTGAACGGCGTATTGGTCTCATCCGCGACAGACGATGCAGAGGATAGATCATGGGCCAAGATAGGAGCAGTGGTACTAGATGGTGCCAATGGCGGTGTTGGCGATCTAGAGTCAGGTGTGGGACCAGTCACACTCAACAACATCGTGCCAAATGGTGCTGTCGTAAATGCCATAATACCTAATTTTACAACATCATTTTCCGCAACACTAGAAGCAGATCTGCTGGACAGGATAGCGGCCTACGAGGAGTTTGGACTTAGGTATGATGTTGATTCAGAGACGTGGAAAGTGATTACGTCAACAAATCTAAGCACCAGCACAGTGTTTGATCTTGCTAATGCAGGATCTACTTCGGGAGCAAACGCGGATGCTAGTTGGTGGTTCAAGTTTACTAATGATGGTAACACCTACACAGTAAATTACAGGAAACTGGAGTACATATTTGAGTCAGAATCACAGAACAAGTTTCACTATGATGTTGAAGAAAAAATTTACGATTACACCACAGGCAAGAGTGTTAAGGACACAGTAAAGATCTTGAAGACCAACAGTTTAGTGTCATCTGGTAACAGTTTAGGATATCCTATCTCATGGCAGGTGGTGGATGTTGTAACCGAAATAGACGGTTTCCAGGACAACAGGAAAGTCAAGGTTGGTTTCTTTGATGACGATGACGACGGTGTAGTTGACAATCCAG